CCGCCAACTTTAAAACCAGATCCTGGTTTTTGGACTTCTAGCGTTGCAGTAGTAGAAAGAATCTCTGCTGTAAAGTAAATCCCATTGACGTCGTCACGATATCTAATTCTATCTCCGACAGAGATATTACCGAAGAAACGTCTATCGATAAAATATTCGTAAATACCATCAGCAATTTTAACTACACGATCTACTTCAAGTTCAACATATTGACGGCGATCAACAAGAACACGAATGATTTTGGTTGGCGTAACGAGATCAACTAATTTACCAACAGGATCGTTCGGGTCACCAGTTAAGATCTTACAGAAAATAGAAACGTCCTGGTTCCACTTACCATCAGAAGCACGCAGCATCTGTTTGGCAGGATAGTCAACGCTAACTTCTTTACCGAATAAAATACGAAATAGCAGTTTATATGAAGACTCAGAACCTTTAGCTCCGTAATGTTCCTTAATGTGTTCCATTAAGAAACGAGGATCTACTGCGGTGTATGGTAATTTACCCGCTAATTCATCTTTAAAATAACGAATAAACGAGTCTAAAGTTTTATCTAAATCTCTAAGGTCTTCTAAGTTCTGTTGTGTTGTTTCTAGGTACTCGTAGTACGCTTCTAAAAATGCAACAAAACTCTGGTAATCAGAGCGAACAAACTCTGGTACCTGAGTTGAGACTAAGGAAGATAACTTTGGTTTAGTAATCATTATGATCTGCTACTTGAGAATACAAAGTTATAACCACCACGTAGGTCACCAGAAGCTGTTTTGTCAGAAATTGCATTTACGTGTAAGTGATCTACTGCGATCTGTGCGATTTGAGTTAGTGCTGATACGACATCATAAGATTGAGGTTTTACAGAGATTTCAAAGTCAACATCTGCAAGAGCAACAATATTTAGATTTCTAATATCGATGATACCTTTAGCGTAATCAATAGTACCGATTCTATCATCGATATAAATCTTAGTTGCGTTGTTTCCATACTTAAATAGTCTTACGTATTGTACGCCATCGTCTTCAAGATAGTGGATATCGGGAGAACCAGAAATATAAAAACCTGTGCTGCTAAAAGCGCCCTCAGAAACTCCAGAATAATAGATCGGGTTAATCAAGTTGATCATATACTGCGCCGAAACATTGTATCTTGGTTGTAAATTTCTACGAAGTAAAACATTGGTAATATTGCTCACAATAGATGGGTCAGTCTCATCAATGATCTTGCTTAGTTTGGAATATCTAAAAATACCGTCAAATTTCTGAAGGTCTGAGTCATTATATGATAGAATAGATTGACGCACTAATGTTGCAATGTCAGAAGCAGACTTGGTAGTTTCCTGTTCATTATAATAAACATTAACTTCTAATGCAATATTGATGTACTCTGGGTCTACGATTTCTGGGATAACAGAAACTACACTTCTATTCGACAACACTGTCGAAATAATATTAGCTTTCTCAACAGATGTTAGTTTAGTGGAATTTTTTGGTTTGATGCAGATATAAGTTTTTCCATACACTGGTGGGTTGTTGTCTTCACCGCCCCAAACAGTAACGGAATACGCTTCTGGCACATTAGAGTAGATTAACGCTTTGTAGTCATCTGGAGTTACTGCTCTATTTTGAGCAGCATAAAATTTTGGTGCATTAAAACGAATAGAGTCGTTAGACTCTTTAATATCGCCATTAGAAGCAGGTTTAGTAGTAATAACAGATACATTAGCACCAGTTAAAATAGTTGGACCATTATACAAGAACTGGCTCGCTCCATTCACAACATCTAAGCTAGAAACAAAATAGTCAAAGTGAACGATATTTCCGTTATCTAGAGCACGACCAATTAGACCGTCACCAAATGTTACTTCGTACAATCCATCATCAATTTCTTTAACCCAAAACGCCTTTGTTGTAGCAGACGCTTCAATTATGTTGTCAGATCTAGTCCATGCTTCATAAACAGAAGAAGTGGCTGATTGTTGCACACGAACTTTTAGGGTATTAATGTCTACATTAGTATTCGGGATAATGTAACGAACGCCATCTGCTACATTGTATTTAAAACTTAGTGGAGTTCCTTCGATTAGTTCTACATCAGTAACTAGGTAATTACCAGCTGTGTTTCTACCGACTGTAATAGAACCTTTATTGTAGAAGTTATACTGACTTCCATCAATAATAGTACTAAATGGTGATAGTGCTGGGATAGTGATATTAGAAGGTGCTGAAGAACCACCAGAAACAAGTAAATTAACTGTAGCAGATGCACAAGTAGCAGAACGTGGTGTATACCCTAGCATCTTAGCTAGAGAAACGATATTGTTGCGTTTTCTAGCTGAATCCAAGAACATCTCATTGATCGCCATATTGTTATACAGCGCATTATAATGTGTGTTATAAGCTAGAACATCTAACAATACTGACATAGCAGAACCTTCAAAATCATAGTCCTGAAATTCAGATTGTCCTCTTAAATAGTCTTTAAGGTTATTCTTGATATTATCAAAGTCTAGTTCTGTGACATTGATTTTTCTGTTATTTGCCATTATCGTGTTCTCTCTAGAGTTAGATCAAGAGTTAGGGGTTGAGTAGTGTTAATTATTCTAAACTCTATACTAACGTAGACATTGTAATCATCTTCACTAACAACAACATCTACATTTAAAAGTTCTACTCTTGGCTCAAAGTTAGTTACTGTATCTACAATAGCCCTGTTTATTAAAACTTCTAGCATAGGAGTTGCTGGCTCGAATAGTAGTCGTTTGATCGGACTACCTATCTCACTATGAAATGGTCTTTCATAGTTAGAAGTCAGGATTAAGTTTTTAAGAGCATTCTTAACTGCAGATTCGTCAAATCGACGCACAACATCCCCAGTCACAGGGTGAGCGGTGAAATTAAAGTCCAGATCTGAGTAAGTTCTTGTGTTTTTTGCCATATTACTTATTTAGGTTACTCTACATTGGTTTTTGCATTGCCTTGTGCTACCGCATCCCCATCGGCGATAGGATCATCTACTCTAGCTGCAAGATTACCTTCGAAATAAGTTTTAGAAGCACCAGATGTTATCTGTCTCTGAGACGTTTGGTGAGTTTGTTTACCAACAACGTGTGCATCAAACTGATCCCCGACTGTTCCGATTAAAATACCACCAACATAACTTTTAGTACATTGTATCTTGGTGTTAAGACCAGTCGGTGGACCATCCAACCCCTTACTCATAGCACCCTTATAAGTCAGATTAGCCATTATAGTTTATTCTTAGGTGGAATACTATCTAATAAGAAGAACCCAGCTGGGAATCCCTTAGCATCACGTTTGTAAGTTGCATCATTCACCATAGTGAACGCCATACTACGATTGCCCTGTGGCTTGTAACCAGTGTGAATCCACACAGACTCTGGCGCACGATATTCTAAAATAATCTGATCGTATTTAACAGCTTTTTCTAACTGCTGAACCAACTGGAATGTCTTGTTGTTTCTGTCTGGTAGCAATAGAGCAACGTCGAAACAGTGACCTTTGCAGTGATCAGAGAAGGGAGATTCTGTAGGCACAACACCCTTTAAGCGATACCCAGAAGTAATCTTCCACTGTTTACCGTAACCGCCGATACCTCCTGGCATAATCTCGGCATAAGGTTCGAGGATGTTTTGAGCAGACATAGCCAAGTTACACACAATTTCTTGCACAGTAAATACACGCTCTGCAGAATTTGGTCCTTCTTTCAGAATCTGATCTACTAGTTTATGTTTACCATTGGCACCGCCGTCCATACACATACCAAGAGAAAAGTTCTTGGAAATAGTGTAGTCGTTCGTAAAGTTCTTTGTTGTATAGATGATCTTACAATCAACAGGAACCTCTTTACCAGCAGCACCTTTCGTCGGAGCAGCTTCCTCTGTGGCAACAGGAGCAGGTGCATTTGGGACGCCAGCAAGTTCTTGTTCTTTAGAGTTTCTACGTCCCTCTGGGGTATTATAGTCCTCTGGTGTTTCATTAGCAGCCAGTGCTTCTGCCTGTCTTTCTGGAGGAATCAAATATGGTACAGTAGGATTCTGTGGTGTACCAGCTGGTGGTGGTGTCAATTCAACATCAGAAGCACCATCTGCACCATTACCGAACTGACCTTGAGAATAATCTGCTTGTAGAGTTCCGCCAGCAAGAATGTTCATATCGCCAGTAGCTTCGATATTTGTAGATTCGCCCTTTAGACTAATCGAATTAGCTTGCACAGCAAAGTCTCCAGCAGCTTTCATTAAAATGCTACCGCCAGCAGCCACATACATATCGTTCGCCACGCCAAGATCTACGTTGTTACCAACACGGATATTAGCATTTTGAGATACCTCAATATTTGCGTCTGTGCGTGCAAAGATGTTTGTATTACCTTCAACAGTAATATTACACTCACCAGCAACGTGGATACATCCGTTACGCTCCATCAATGTGAAACTGTCGCCAACAATATAGTTCACCTGAGTACCGTTGGCATCAATCTCCGTATATGTTCCTGAGCGATGGTAAGTGTGAATACGCTCTTGTCCTGGAGTATCATCAAACTCTTGAACGTGGCCAGATTCAGTCTCGTAAACTTTGTTGAATGGATATTTTGCACCAAATGCTGGCGCAGGTTGATCCCAAGAACCACTATCGTATGCTTTGGGAATGCCACGTTTTACATTGGCGTCTTTTTTCTCTACGATAGTTCCGTCAATGATACCACGTGCCAAACGATTAGTATCTGGTTCATTTAAATATTCTTGTAAAGGATACTTGTTATTTGGGTCACGGAAACCAATATTATCTGTTCCACGCTTTAATGACTCAGCAGATGGTCCAGGTGTGCCAGAAAACTCTGGTGGAGGGGAAGCGGGTGGCGCACCAGCATCTTTTTCTACAGCACCTGTTGCTGGGTTTCCGTAAAAATATTCGTAGTAAGCAAGTTTTCTGGCTGCGATATCTGGAGAGTTTACACCAACTGCTTTTTTAGCAGCATAAAAGTATCCTGGATGGTCAGTTGGTTTGGTTCCTGCTGAAACACGATCTTTAATGTACAGTGCTGCAACTAGCGCAGATACGTTTAGGTCATTGTCCAAAGAATCTGGATTATTAACAAGATCTAGGTTTAGTCCCATCTTGTTAGCCATATCCTGATATTTCTTATAGTTTGCTTTACCAGTTAACTGGATGAAACCACGACCGTAATACTTTCCACCGTCCTCATCAGTTTGGTTTCCTAAGAAGTTTTTACCACGCTTAGTTGGACCATAGATCACACTAAAGAACTGTTGTCTAGTAATACCTTTCTTGGAAGCGTCTGAGTAACGATCTGCTTCTTCATCAGTTAAGAAGCTAAAGATCTGTTTAATTCTAGATTTAGAATAGTTAAACGACTCATTCTGTGGGATCCAACCAGACTCTCCACCTGCAATACCGAGCAGAGCGCACTTCTGCTCTTTGGTGGTTAACCCAACCTTGTCGCATGCAGAGATAAGTGCTTTAATACCCTCAGATGCCTTTGCTGCATTGGAAGATGACTTTGGTGGAGGAATAACTGGGATAGCAGTATTGGTTGCTGTCGGAGTTGGTGTTGCACCAGTTGTTGGTGAAGGTTCTGGTGCTGCTGCTTTTATAGGTGTCCCATCACCAGATGTCACAGGCTTACCACTGCCATCTACTAATACACCAAGAAGGTTTCCACGATTTACTGCGTCTAAGTTTGTAGGAGGATCTTTGAATGTTAAGATGTTCTCGCCGTAACCAGTAACAAATGTGTTGATAGTTATAGTGTTCGGACTATCAATACTTACAATATAGCACTCATCTGGAAGTCCAAAGCCAACAATTCTCATATTGGCTTTTAACCCCCTTGTTAGGTTTAGCTTTCCTTCTTCTGGATCATAGAATGTTAACTGCTTTCCAGTAACTGGTCCAACGATAGTTCTTAAAACGATGTCTTTTGTTCTTGGTTCAGCATCAATCGGTAGTGTGCTATCGTCATCTCCAATTGGTTTTGGTGTAGTTGGAATGCCGCCAACAGTACCGAGCATAATCGGCTGTTGCTGATCGTGGTCAGCAAACATAATAATAACTGTTGTACCTTCAACTGGTCCAATAGGCGTTGAACCAATACCATTCATAGCAGCCGATGTGACTGGCTGAATTGGCATCGACCACGGAAGCTGTTCTGTAGGAAGTTGAGTTTTATCGTGGGTGTGTAACCCTACGATACGGACTTGGCATCGACCAAGTTGTAGCGGATCTTGTCTATTTTCAACTACGCCAGTATAAAACATTATTCACCCACCTTCATCATTAGGGAATCCTTAATCAACTCCATATTACACTCATGACCTTCTCTATTAATATAATGATTAATAGCAGCAATTAGATAATTACCAGAAAACATCTTATCCAAATTATCTTCGTCTTTATCGCTTATTGGTTCAACTTTATAAAGTCTAACATTAACCTTTTGACCAACAGTATAATCGCATCTTCCAGGAACAATAATCTGAATCTTGTTACCTTCAGCAGCTTTTAGTAAAGAAAGACGTTTCTGTTCATTTCTATAATTAGTTGCATCAGTAAATCCACTGAATGTCGAATTAGCTCTTGGATAATTTATTAATAGGGAATTAGTTCTAAAAATTGATTTATCAGAAGCCAGATTATAGTTGTTTAAATGTGGAACAGCATCAAAATAATCAAACATAGTGAATGGCTTAACATTATATTGTTTCTTTGTTAAGTCATAAGAAACCAGTTTAGACGCAAATAGTCCACTTTTTAATCTATCGATATAATCAAAACCATGAGGGATGCTAATGGTTGTTATTCTTTTGTAATCTTGTCCGACGTTTTTAAAATCCCTACCATTAGGAGTACTATCACGAGTGTACTTGTCGTAAACAAATTCTTGATAAACTTTATTTGTATACAAAGATTCTAGCGTAACAAAGTTAAACCCATCTCTGTTTTCAAAGAACAAATAACTTGGTGAATCATTTTGATTTGACGCACCGTTAGTTACGTATTGAATTGCTTTAATAGGCGACCAGAAATTAGAAATAAATTTGATTGCTTTAGAAGAAGGCTCAGTTATAACTTTCTTCTTTGTTTGTAATCCATTAATATCGTCTTTGGTTAAGTATTCTATAAGTGTTTCTGGTTTGTCACCAAATACACGACTAACCTTCTTATTCATATCGATAATCGCTTCTTGAGAAATAAAGTGTAGCTGATAAACAACACTCTTATCGCCAAGCAACTCTCTGTCGGTTAGTTTGTAAATATAAAATCTACCTTTTATATTACCTTGTTCAAGAGATGGAGTTGATATATCCAACTCCAAGGTTTCTTCGCCTGCAAATGGGAACAGGTTAATATAATCAAAAGATTCTCTAAGAATAATAGATCCACTAATAAATGGAGAAAACAAATCTTCAAATAACTGAATGGCGATAACCTGCGCAGTAACATTCTGCGCAAACCCTGTTCTTGTTATTATTTGAACATTGTCAATTGATACATCACCAGCGAATCTGGCTGCTGTTTGAGAAGATTGCATTATAACTGATCTTTAAAGTTCTTTAACACAGTTCCAACTAAACTCTTGGCAATAACTTTTATTCTACGTTTAGATTCATTGACACTTTCTTCATATTGTCTATTTGAAACGGATACTGCGCCTGGGAAATCTGATGATACTACATATCCACTAGAGTTTACATAATGATGAACGTCGTCTGCATTGTCGCCGTATTTGTCAGAAACATATCTTTCCAATTGAAGCTGCGTTAAAGGAAAATCTTTTCTGTAGTCGTACATTTCATTAGTTAACATAATAATCCAATGGTATGTCGGATTACCGTAAATCTTCTCAGCGATAATCTCAGGAGTCTCACCGTCAACGATATCATAATATTCATATGCAGTGATATTAGAAAGAATTTCTTTACGGAAACGAATGTTTCTGCTAATATCAGTTAGAGCATATGCTCTGGTTTCTTTCTTAATATTACCGTATGGTGGTGTGATAATAACAGTTGGTGGACGGATATATCCACCACCAGCATTTTTCATAATAATATTTACAACTTTACCTTCGCTAATAACAGCATAAGCAGAAGCTGTTACTCCAGTGTTTTCTGGTTGGCTGAATGTAACAGATGCAGTAGAATAACCAGATCCTTGATTTGTAATAGTTACTGAACCAACACCATCTGCAGATAAACTGCAAGTTGCTTGAGCCTGAACACCTTTACTTGTTGTAGTATTTACGTCAAAATCATATAAAATAGTAGGAAACTCTTTAAAATACATTATAGACCATCCTTAATTTTTTCTTTTGATAGTAGTGCAAGTTCACGGAACTCTAAAGTAATGTTTATCTGAGTTGGCATACCATTTTCGAATGTAGTAAAAACTCCATTCGGGGTATAATTAACATTCATATTAGTCAAGACACAAGAAGTGTGTCTATGAAGATTTTTGTTTTCTTTACCGTTTGCAAAATATGTGATATCAAATTCTGATGGATAAACATAAACAAAGTTGTTATCATCCTTAAACTCTGGATGCATATGAAACTTAAATTCTTCTATAATTCTAAGAACATTCTTCGCTTCTTCAGCAGATCTTGGGAAGAATTGATATTCAAAACTGAATGTTCTAAAATCAACACCTTTAAATATCTGTTCTTTTTTAGGGTTTGCTGCAAGACCAAGACCAGCAGAAGCAGCGCCAGCTACGTTTGAAGGAAGTTTTTGTAACGCTTGGGCTGCGAGAGCGGATTTGGCAACACCAGTAACATCTGACTTTTTGTCTTCGCTAATAGCCTTCATAATTTCAGAGCCAACTGCGTTAGCTTGTACTACAGCAGAAGTATCATCTTCAGACCACTGAACGCCATAACGAACAGAAAGCTGATTTGGTACGTGTAGAGCAATAGCAGTTTTTAATCTTTTCTGAGAACGAACAGCATCTGGAGCCATAGTAGCTGTAACTCCAATACCGACTGCTGGCACAGCTGCAGCACCAACAGCGACCTTAGCTGCAGTTTTTACTGGGTTTTTACCGCCCAAAATACCGCCAGCAGCTAGACCTTCTAAAGCAGTCACTGAGGCAGCTGAACCGACCAATCCAGCTTTAGAAAAATTACTACCGATGAAATCCCCACGATCTCTAGGAGGATAATCACCGACATTCAATGTTTTATAGTCTTTAACAAACTTTGAGTCCGTAGCTATATTAATGTAGAACATAACGTAGTGTCCACCATACCTACCATCAGAAGCCATAAGATCACTAGGATAAGAGTGATTGCTTATGTCATACTTTCCAGTATCTAATGCAGAAGAAGTTCCTCTTGGGGTGTAAAGATTCGGTGGTAAAGTTACGCCGACATTAGTGTTTTTGTCGACAGCTGTTTTTACCGCTGATTTTGCATTTGAATATGCTGAGGAGATGTTGTCTAGTAAACCCATTGCGTTCTTCTAAATAAAGGGACGGTTATTTATACTTCCAAATAGTTATTTATGTTCCATAAATCAAAGTTTACTCCAGTTTTCCCTGAAAAGTACGTCGGTGACCACACAAACATCATAATGCGGTCTAGCTGGGAACGTGCATTTGCAAATTGGTGCGATAAGAGTCCTTCTATTCTAAAGTGGAGTTCTGAGGAAACTATTATCCCTTATCGTTGTCCAACAGACGATAGAATTCATCGTTATTTTGTAGACTTTAAGATACAAACTAATCTAGGTAAAACTTATCTGGTCGAGGTAAAACCACATAGTCAAACCGAACCTCCAGTTTATCCAGGAAAAAAGACTAAAAAGTATCTTGTAGAGTCCTATGCCTATATCAAAAACCAAGCTAAATGGAAGGCTGCACGTGAATATTGTAAGGACAGAAACTGGGAGTTTAAGATTATAACAGAGTATGAACTCGGTCTAAAGTCCTAAATAATTAAATGGCCACATCCAAAAAACAACTACAAGACGTTTTCGAACGAAATAAATACGATCTTGCTTCTGCAGTTAAGAAGTCGAGAGGATGGTTCGAGTCTCAAGTAACCTTACTCACTAAGCAGAATCTAACTCCACAGAAAGTTATTTCTGGTAAACCAGACCAACTGACTACAACTCTAGTACCTGGAAATTTATACCTGTACGGCTATGACCCAAAGATGAAAAAGGAGTTGCCATATTATGACCGATTCCCTCTAGTTTTTCCTTTCAGAAAAACGCCAGATGGATTCATCGGGCTAAACATGCACTATCTGCCGTATAACCTAAGAATAGCTTTGCTCGACAAGTTACTGATTTTTAAAACCAACAATAGAATGGATGAGACTACTCGTCTAAAGTATTCTTGGGCAACTATCGATGGTATATCGAAGTTCAATGCTGCTATCCCCTGCGTTAAGCAGTATCTTAATGGACATGTAAAAACTCAGTTTAGAAAGATTGATTCCGAAGACTGGGCTACTGCGATGCTGCTTCCTGTGGAAAGATTTGTTGGCGCATCTAAACAAGAAGTTTGGGCAGAATCACAAAGAAAAATAAGAAGAGCATAAAATGGATATCAGAAATCTACCATTAGGCGGTAATCTAGGTCAGGCTTTAGGTTTTAAACAACCTGGACAGACCGCAACTCCTTCCAGAAAAAATCCTGTGAAGGATTTCGTTTCTCAAGTTAAATCTGGAGGGATGGCAAGAACTAATCGTTATGCTGTTATTATGACTGTGCCATTTGTGTTTAGTAGTGATATCACCAAAAAGGCACTAATGTTTTGTGATCAGATCCAACTCCCAGGATCAAATTTCTCAACAACTCAAAATAGGTCTTTTGGTGAATTTAGAGAAACTCCTTATGAAAAATTATACGAACACATCAATATGTCATTCTACGTTGACAAGGACATGTTGATTAAGGATATGTTCGATAAGTGGCAAAACTCTATGTATAATCCGCAGACTAGAGTTTTCAATTATTATAACAATTATGTTACTGATATGACTATTGAGGTGCAAGACAACAAAGATGCACCACATTACTACGTTACTCTACACGAATGCTATCCCAAGAGTGTAGGCGCTGTGCAACTAGATTATGCTTCTAAAGATGTTATGAAGTTATCTGTTTCTATAGCATATAAGTGGTTCGAAACTAGAGCAGAAGTTCCAGATCTTGGTTTCAGTTCTGTACCAAAGAATACAACTCGAGATAAATTAATGAACTTTGCTGTCGGCGCTGCGGGCAGTTGGGCTGTTACTCAGATTCCTAATATAACATCTAAAATACCTAAAATTGGATTTTAAAGGAATAGAAATGGCAGCAGAAGAATATGAAAAAATGAGCGCAAGTGAAAAGAAAAAAGAAGATTGGATGAATAGTAAATGGCGTCCAATGATGGGTTGGATTTACATGGGCACTTGTTTTGCTGACTTTGTGTTATTCCCTATCCTTTGGTCTTTACTACAAGCAGCACTAAAACAACCTGTCACTCAATGGCAACCCCTGACTCTGCAGGGCGCTGGTCTTTACCACATCGCTATGGGTGCAGTTCTAGGTATCGCAGCTTATGGTCGCACACAAGAAAAACTAGGAGGAGCAAACAATGGAGGCTTACAACTACCAGCTGGCGGCACAACAACACCTAGCTTACCTGCGTCAGTCGGAACATCCTTCCCAGGTGCTGCACCAAGCAGCATTGGAAGCGTATCTAGCTCAGTGCCAGCAGTCAGACCAACGCCAGCAACAATCACAAAACCAGTAGCATCAACTGCTACCTCATTGGTAGATGATCTACACCCAGACGATCCACCAGTGAGAAACACAAGAAACGACTAATAATGAAAATAGATGATTCTTTATCAAACGTCTTTGGTGTTGCGCCTACGCCAACTCAAAGAACTGAAGTGATTACACAAGACGGTGAAATCATATCTCAAGCTAATGAAAAGGTAGAAAATGATTATGACACCGCCAGAACAAACTTGCGTGAATTACTAACTACAGGAAAAGCTGCCCTCGAGCATGCGCTCGAGGTAGCAAAGTCTTCTGAGCACCCAAGAGCCTTTGAGGTTGTTGGTAACTTAATGAAGCAGTTGGCAGATGTAAACCAACAGCTAATGGATATCCACCAGCAGAAGCAAAAACTAGATGGTCCAAAAGAGGGTCCAAGAAAAGAAGTGACGAACAATAATGTTATCTTTACAGGTAGCACCGCTGATTTGAATAAAATGTTAAAGAATATGTCTAAAGGAGATTAATTATGGCTTTACCTATTATGAATACGCCTGTCTACAACCTTGTAGTTCCATCCACAGGCGAACGAGTTAAATACAGACCATTCCTAGTTAAGGAAGAAAAAGCCTTACTAATTGCACAGCAGTCAGAAGATGTTAATGTTATGGTTGACAGCTTAAAGCAAGTTATCAAAGGTTGTGTTCTAGATAAAATTGATGTCGATGAGTTGGCAGTATTTGATATCGAATACATCTTCACTCAAATTCGTGCAAAATCTGTTGGCGAGATTGTAGAGTTACTGTTTCCGTGTGATGTCGATCACGGTGAAGATGATGAAAAAGCTAAACTAAAAATCTCTATTGATCTAACAAATCTAGAAGTAGCGTTTCCAGAAAATCAAACAAGAAAGATTGCTCTATTCAACGATGTTGGTGTTATTATGAAATACCCAACATTCGATACTATGAAGAAGATGGAATCTGTTGATACAAACGATGTTGATGCGATTTTTGATATTATCGCTTCTTCAATTGACTTGATTTATCAGGGTGAAGAAGTTTACTATGCCAAGGAGCAGTCCAAAGAAGAATTGCTTGAATTCCTTTATAACCTAACAAATGAACAATTCCAAGAACTACAAAAGTTCTTTGCTAATATGCCAAAGATCTCAAAGACAGTTGAATACAACTGCCCGATCTGTGCAAAGCATCATACTGTTACGTTGGAGGGAATGCAGAGTTTTTTTTGATTAATCTGTGTCACGAGAGTTTGGCGAATTACTATAAAATGAATTTCGCTTTGATGCAGTATCACAAATACTCTCTTTCGGAATTAGAGGACATGATTCCGTTCGAACGAGAAGTATATGTCCATATGTTGATTCAGTACTTGGAAGAAGAAAAACAAAGATTAGAATCTAAGAAGAGAATGTAAAATGCCTAAAAGAACCAGCAACAGTTCAGTTAACTCTAGTATCCGTCAGCAGACAAAGTCTAATGAGGAGGGACTAGGCAATCTGTTAGAAGTGCAAGTATCTTCTCTAGGAGAGTTATCTTCTATTAGACAACTTCTTGAGTTGTCTAAAGAACACCAGAAGAATCAACAGGTTTCTTCTGGTAACGCAGATGTAGTTAAACTACAAATGGACATGTTAGAAGTTATAAGAGAGCAAGCAAGTTCTAGCAAACGTCACTACAAAACTGCAGAAGAAAACTTCAAAAAAGATCAAGCGTCTTGGGATGCTGAAGCAAGAAAACTAGCTGAGTTGGCTGAAACGATGAATACCACTGGAAATGCATTCCAGGAAATGGGTAAGTCATTTAAAGAAAAGCTAAAGGGTGCTAAAGAAAGTGTACAGGATGGTGGATTAAAGCGATCTGTTATGGGTGCACTGAATGTTGGTGGTATCTTTAACAAGTCTATCGCTAAGTCTGAATGGACTTCTAAACAGCGAGCAATGGGATTTAATCCTACCAAAGAAGACGCTGAAGGTGCATACAAAGCATCTAAAGATATGAAAGCGCACGAGGCTGAGATTGCAAAGTTTCAAAAGAAAACTGGCATTACTGATGAGGCTGAAATGCGTCGTACTCCAACTGGCGCTAAACTATTAGACAAGCGTATTTCTCTTGGTGAACAAATGACCAAGTTTGATATGGGCGCTCAGCGTTTCGA